CAGATGTTATCTGCCAGATCGCTCGTGCTGACGCCCACGGCTCCCTTGCTTAGCTCAACTCCTCTGATGCTCATTACTCCGCAGTATTAGCGACAGCCTCCAGCACGTTGCGGTGAACCGTCTTAACGTTTTCCTTCTTAGGCTCAGAAAGGTGAGCAAGGTTCTCTGTGGTAAAGTACTCCCCCTTGCTGTTCTTAAAGAGGGTATTCACCTTCAGCTTATCCATCATGTCCAGCTCATGCTTAGACAGGGTAATCTTAGCAGCGGCTTTCGGCTTGCCTGCGGCGGGAGCATCTTCCTTACTCGTTGGAGCCTCCGCGTTGGAGCCTTCTGTTTCCGGTAGTCCACCTGTTTTAGCGCTGCCATCCTCGGCGGACATTTTGTCTTTTACATCTTTTTCTTTGGGATCCATTACCTGAATTATTTAAGAAAATTAATAATCATCGTTATTACAATTGAAACAACCCCCCAAGCGGCAGCAATTACCTGCATGCGCGTTTCTACCTTGGTGACTCGAACGAGCAAATCAATGTAATCGGCCTTTTGCTTATCGTCGTTTTTTATCATAGTATCCACCTTATCTGAAAGGAGGATGAGCAGCTCCCGCTGGGAGAGCTTGCTCTTATCTATGAAATCGTCCTGGGTAGAGGTCGGCGTCATTCTCCGGTTACTAGGCTACGTTGGCCGATACAATAGCACCTCTGGCCTCTTCCCTTGTTGGCATTACGATGTAGTAATTCCGGAAGTTGACTAGGTTACGCTGGTTTTGTGGATCGGTGGAGGCGGCTGAGTAGTACATCTTAGTCCACCCGGAAGCCTTCGCGGCTCTATCCAGCGAGAAGAATACGCTGGCCCTACGATCGGTTACTGCAGGGACTGCCCCGAAGCTCAGCTTAACCTTTGTAGCTGGGTTGTAGTATGGACAAGCAACGTACTGGTAGAAGTCAAAGCCAAGCAAGGAGAAAGGTTTGCCGGAGGTTAGATTGAAGAACTGATCCTTATAGGTTTGGTCGAGCAGCAGTAAGTCGTTGGAGTGATCGTTGCAGAGCACCAACCGGCGCCCAATATCGCTAACCTCCAAATCATCCAGCTGCTTCTTTAACCTAATGAGATCCGCAAGGATTAACCGCTTGCGACCTGTTCCGTCATCGGCTCCAGTAGTTACCAGCACCGGCATCGCTGCCGTGTTTCCGGAAGGTGCAAGCGCGTGAATGGCCTTTTTAAACTTATTCTTGGCCATTGCCTTCGCGTGCTTGTTCTTCACCGTTGCAATCTTATCGTAAGACAAAGCATACAGCTCATCGTCTGTGATTGGCGTTACCTTGGTAACATACTTATCCAGCGCGATGGTAATGTCTTCCTCCCCTAGCTCCTGAATTGGAATTGGATACGTGGTGTTATTAATTAAGACATCAGGCTCCACGCCCATATACACCATGTGGATAACCTGGGCTTCATCGCCCGCGTTGGACACGTACTGGCTGAAGTCTTCGATACCGTCCAAGAATGTGGCATTCTCTGCGGTGCTGAGGGCCTCCTTAACGGCCTTGGTCCAAACTTCCTTGAATACCGTTGCAGGTAGAACTCCGGAGATTCCGGTAGGAATTAGGGATAAAAAGCCACCTCCCACGATTACGTGGATAGGGTTTACGCCGAACATCGGCGCTGCGGCTCCCGCTGATACTAAGATGAGCATGGAACCTAAAAAGCTGACAATAAACTTTCGCATACGTTTTTAAAATTAAAATTCTGGTTCAACCCCAAACTCCTGGCTGTAGAGCGCCTTGAAGGATTTCGGGTCTTTTTTTGGCATTTCTTCCAGCTCACGCGGGGCCTTTGCCTGGTAATCCTTCCACGTCCATCCCTTTCGGTCTAGCGCAGTAGGTTCACCGGTGCCTTGGTGTAGCTGCGAAGTAATAGGCTGGTAGGCTTTGATGTCCCCTAGCACAGCATTCAGCTCCTCGAGTCCGAGCTTTTCACCCCGAGCAACGTAGCCTGAACGCTTCTCTGCCGTGATCTTCTTTTCCTCAATAGCCTTGTCAACTGCGGCCTCAATGGCCCTTGTGGTAACGGCCTTAGCGGTATCGTTACCCGCCTTAATTTTGGCATCAATGGCGGCCAGCACCTCCTCGTCGGTGCTCTGAGCCGTAACGCCTGTTAGCGCGTAGCGCTTGATTAAATCTTCCTTATTCATCTTATTTGTGGGTATTTGGTGTTCCGTAGTAAGGGAGGCCGTGTAGCGATCGTATACCGCCTGCGCTCCCAGCTGTGAGGCTTCCTCCGAGTTGAGCGCGGTAATGTTTGTAACCCTGGACGTGAACTTGTCATCGGCAAGCTTGAGCGTAACGGCCTCATCGGCATCAAACCAGTAGTTGGTGCCATCGAACCAAGCCTCCACCTCTGCCAGGGGCTTGCCTGTTCGCTCCATCAACTTCTGCTTGAAGTTTTTCTCCATTGAGGTAAGCAGCTTGGCTGCCTGGATTAGGTCCTTGGCCGTTCCTTCAGCGCCACCGCTTGGGCAGTGGATCATTATAAAACCGTTCTCCGCAATGTGAATTCGAACGCCAGCCGTAATTATGACGGACCCCATCGACGCGGCAACGCCATCAATGTAGATATCTACCTCACCCTTAAAGCCTGCAATGAAGTTGTAGATGAGGTTTCCATCAAATACGGTTCCGCCGTAGGTGTGAATCCTAAAATCCAGCTTCGAGTAGCCAGACCTAGAAACATCCTCCAGCGCTGCCGAAATATTTCGGTAATCGAGGTAGCCGCCTCCTACAAATCCATAAGCTGTGATTACTGCTTTTCCGTTGAACTTTTCGACCTTAAACATGCATTGTTGCGTTGGTTGATGCTGCAAGATTAACCCGTCCGGAGGCCACTTGCAAGCAGCTGTGCAACCGTTGCAACGATTTGTGCAACGGTTGCATAACTCTTCGGTTTTCGGATAATCGTAAGCGACTTTTGCACCAAACGACACCTATGGCAAAAAAGACAGCAGGTAAAAAGGAGTGGACAAAAAAGGAGCTGGAGCGCATCAGATCGCTCATGGAAGACCTTTACATCAATAAAAACTTTAGCCTGGCGCAGCTAATAGCCGAGTGGGATGTTTCGGCCCAAACGCTCGCGAAGTGGAAGAAGGGAAAGCCCGGGGAAAAGACATGGGATGAGCGCAAGGCGTTCAACGACCTTACGCCGATTAAGCTGCGCGAGGTGCTGCTGGAGGAGGCCCTAAATATCGCCGGTGGGAACGAGCCAAAGCTGAAGGCCGATGCGCTCAGCAAGGTGATGGCTGCCATCGACAAGCTCGACGGAACCGTAAACCCGCGGGTGATTAGCTCTGCCCTAATGGCATTCAACAACTGGCTGGTAGATATTGATCCCGCCAAGGCCAACGAGTTCACCAAGTTTCAGCGCATGTTCTTACAGCACTACATCAGCACCTTCCAGTAATGGCTACGGATAAGTATCTAAAGATAATTGCCGACTTCGAAACGCACTGCCAGCGCATTGCCAAGGCAACGGAGCTGAAGTACGGTGAATCCGAGAAGGAAAAGTTGGCGCGGATCGCGCTGCTGGAGGCGGATTACATCCGGTGGTTTGAGTACTACTTCCCGAACTATGCTAAGGTTCAGAGCGCGTGGTTTCACAAGAAGCTGGCTAGCCTCATCACCAAGAACAAGGTAATTCGCCTGCTGGCAGAGCTGTATCGGGGTGCCGGAAAATCCGTTCACATCGACATGGGCATACCGCTGTTCCTCATGTTCGTGCTGAAGGACCTGCACTTCATGCTCCTGGTTGGGGAGACGGATATCAAGGCCAAGAAGCTCATCTCCGGAATACAGGCGCAGCTGCAGTTCAACAAGCGGCTCATCAACGATTATGGTGAACAGTTCAACTACGGGGATTGGTCCGATGGGGACTTTGTAACCAAAAACGGCGTTAGGTTTATGGCCATTGGCTTCGGATCGAACCCGCGCGGAGCCAGGGAGGGCAGCGATAGGCCGGACTACATTGTGGTGGATGACGTCGACAACCGCCGCCACTTCAAGAACGATCAGCTCATGTCCGAATCGGTAGATTACATCACCGAGGACGTATGGGGCTGCTTCGACAACATGGAGGGGGGAACGGAGCGGTTCGTTTACGCCAACAACAATACGCACAAGAAGAGCATAACCAACCGGCTGAAGGTTTACTTCAAGGCTTCCGAAGCCAAGGCCAAGGAGGATGGGGATAAATCAGCATTTAAGGTGCTCACCGTTTGCGCGGTAAAGGATTTAAACACGTTTGAGCCGGAGTGGCCCGAAAAGGCCTCCGCCGAGTACTGGCGAAAGAAGTTTCGCGACTCACCCTACCGGTCGTTCATGCGGGAGTTTATGCACGTACACGTCGAGGAGGGGAAGGTATTCAAGTATGAGTTCATGCAGTGGCGCCCCTCCCTCAGGCTCGATCGGTACGACGCCCTGGTGTTCTACGGTGACCTTTCCTACAAGGATACCGCCTGCTTTAAGGGCTTATGGCTCGTGGGTAAGGTTGGGCGCGAGTTCGATATCATACATGGATTTCTACGGCAATCATCCCGGATGCAGATAGCGCGATGGCTCTACGATTGCTACGAGGATAAGAAGCTGGCCAAGCAGGCCATCAAGTATCGGATCGAGGGGTTATTCGCCATGGATGATTTCGTGAACGACTTCGACACGGAGGGTGATGGCCGGGGGTACCACATACCGGTGGTGGCCGATAAGCGCACCAAGATCGATAAGTATGATCGTATTGAGGCTATGTCTGCCTTCTGGGAGCGGAGAAACGTGTTTTTCAACGAGGCGGAGCGCAACAACTACGATCAAATTGAGCTCAAGGAGCAGCTCCTTTCCTTCGAGAAAGGGTCGAGCGGAGCCGTGGATGGACCCGATGCCCTAGAGGGGGCCATTGCCGAGTGCAACAGAACCGCACGAATCGACAAGTTCGATGCCCGAACGGTCCCCATATCAGAAGTTCACCGAGGTTCTAAAAATAGATTTTAGCATGAGATTCCTAACCGATGAAGACTACAGCGTGCAGCTGCGAACGGAGATTGCACGAATTATTGACGCCACGGAGGATAAGGTAAAGCTGGCACGGGCGGAGGGCATGGCCATCGCTCAGATCAGAAACCACCTCTCCGGAAGATACGACTGCGCAAAGATTTTTGCCCCGGTGGTGGCCGAGGAGCCGGATACCCGCGATCAGTACATCGTGATGCTGGTGATCGACCTCTCCCTTTACCACCTCTGGAGCAAGGAGGCGGCGAACAACATCCCCAAGCACCGGGAGCTGCGCTACAACGATGCGCTGGAGTGGCTAAAGGATGTGCAGAATGGTAAGGATGCAGACCTACCCGCCAACACCGATAGCGCAGGCAACGAGGTTAGCGATATTAGAATTTACTCACTAAGGGCACAAGGTAACAACCAATACTAATCTACGATATGGTAGCAGCAATTAAGGCCTGGCTGTGGCAGTGGCAGCTCAAGAGAATGAAAAAGCAAGCGGATAGCCTACGGGAATCAACCAACCTTCAGCACTACGTGCTCAAGTACAACGGTAAGCTGAGGGTGTTCAGCGCAAGGCGTATTCGGAACATGCGTAAGACAGGGCGGCTGTCCAAATCATTCGACTGGAAAAAGTTGAATGAGATCGCGCTCTATAAAACCAAGTAGCCATGGAATTCACTACAACGACTAAGAGCTACCTGTATGGCCTATTTAAGGCCGAGAGCAAGGCTCCCATGCAAAAGGGAGGCGGAGGCAGCAGCAGCAGCATTGTGATGCAGCTCACCAACGAGTTTTCGGATAGGGCTAGGGCCGACATCCAAAAGTGGCGCGATGCGCTGGAGGCTGCGGACAACCCCGACGATCCCCGCTGGAGTACCCTGCAGGATCTTTACGCCAACCTGCTGACCGATGGCCACCTCACGGCGGTAATTAACATCCGGAAGGCGGCGACCCTTTCCAACCGGTTTATCGTGCGCGATGCCAAAACCGGTAAGGACGTACCGGAGCAAACCGCGCTGCTGAAGACGGAGTGGTTCTATAAGATGATGGAACACCTGCTGGATAGCGTATTCTTCAAGTATACCGTTATGGAGCTCGTTGACCCGGTAACCATGCGCTGGGAGCTTATTCCGCGCCGGAACTGCTCCCCACAGCGGGGGTTGATATACCTTGAGGTGGCCGGATCCAAGGGTATACCCTACACCGATCCGGGGTTCGCAAGGAATATACTGGAGCTGCAAAGCATTAGCCCGTTTGGCCTGCTCAACAACATTATTCCGCAGCTTATTTGGAAGCGCAACGCGCAGCAAACGTGGGCCGATTTCTCGGAGCGGTTCGGCATTCCGCTCATCAGCGCGGAGACCACCAAAACGGATAAGACGAGCCTGGACAAAATAGAAAAGCAGGTGCGGGCGCTGGGGCAAGCCGCGCAGGCCATCCTTCCGGAAGGGACGAAGATCACCATTCACGATCAGGCGCAAAAGGGCGACCCGCACAAGGTATTTCTAGAGCAAATAACCGTTTCCAACGAGGAGGTGAGCAAGGCCATCGTGGGCGGAACGATGGTGGTGGACTCCGGCTCGAGCCGCAGCCAGAGCGAGGTGCACGAGCGCACGCTAGACTACAAGATTGCGGAGAGCGATCGGCGCATGGTTGAGTTCTTTGTTAACGGAAAGCTCATCCCGCTGCTGCGCACCTACGGCTTTAAGTTTACCGACACCAGCGCCTTTGAGTTTGACCGAACCGAATCGCTAAGCCTTTCCGCCCACTGGGATATTGTGAACGAAGCGCTCAGCTTCTACGACGTAGATGAGGAGTGGGTAAGCACCACCTTTAACTTCCCCATTACAGGAAAGAAGCAGGGCGTTCCCGGAGCTTTACCTGCCGGTAAAAAGCTTACCGAAAAGGCTCCGTTTACGGCAAATTTTCAGTAGGGGACAGCCCATCGGCCACGGTTGCCCCCTTAGCCCTATACGAGCCATGCCCCCGATGCGGAGGGATACACCCTACCGCGGAAGCCGCTATCCCTGCCGATTTTGCGCGAAACCTCTCCAGCGCAGTGAACGGCTTAGCCCAGGAGATTTGGAACGGCGGAGGCCTTACCAGCCCGAAGCTGCTCAACCTTATTGGTAACCTGCTGGAGGGCCAAGTTTTCGAAGGGTTTGGAAAAGGATTCCCAACGGTGGACTTTGCCACCCCGGATGCGGCCATGCTCCTGCGCCTTACGCGCGACGTTTGGCAGTTCGGAGCCGCGAAAACCTACCAGCAGCTGCGCGACATGACCCTAGCGCTAAAGGATGCGGATGGTAAGCTGCGCTCATTCCCCGATTTCAAGGAGGCGGTGAGCGGGATAGGCAGCAAGTATAACGCGGATTGGCTAAAAACGGAGTATAACCAGGCGGTGGGATCCGCCACCATGGCGGCCCGCTGGAGCGACTTCCAGAAGAAGGAAAGTGACATGCTCTACCTTCGCTACAGCACCGTAGGCGATAGCCTTGTTCGGGATACGCACCGGTCGCTGGATGGAACTATCCGAAAGATGTCCGATGCGTTTTGGGCTACCTACTTTCCCCCCAACGGCTGGGGGTGCCGCTGCAGCGCCGATCAGCTGGCCGCGAGCTACGCCGTAGAAACGGAGTCCCTTCCGGAAGTGCCGGTTCAGCCAATGTTCAGGACGAACCTTGCGGCCACCGGTGTAATATTCCCGAAGGGACACCCATACTACGAAGGCGTTCCAAGGGAGGTTTTACGCGAAGCGATCAGCTACCTGCCTCCCGATGCGGCCTACAAGCCGGTGTATAAATCGGAGCAAACGGGAAAGCGCGTCACGGTGCATATCCTGCACGGGGTAGCGGAGGCTCCCGGTAATATCGCTGCGGGTAAGCTGCTGGCGGATTCAGGGTATAGCGTGGAGCTGCTACCCATTTTGCAAGCAGATAAAGCCCGGGCACGAATTTATGGTGAAGGTTTTGTTGGAGGAAAGAACCCGGACGCCAGAATCAACGGCACTATTGCTGAAATCAAATCACCAGAAAAATCAGCCACAACGAGCATTCATAATGCGATACGAAGGGGGCAGAAGCAAGCCGATATGGTGGTTATTCACCTTCCTACGCCAATGGCTGAAGGGGAAATCGAAAAAGCAGTAAAGGGGCAAATGGAGCAATCCCACTACGTTGATCAGGTGATCGTAATCAACAAGGATGGAAAGCCTATTTCTTACGACAGAAAGTCGCTAGGACTTGGTGAAAAAGCAACGCGGCCAACCGATTAAAACCGATTGACCGCGTTGGGAGGTCTGGGAACACGACATTGCGGTCGTTGTTAACCCTAACCAGTACAAATATACGGCAAAAGTTTGAAAATGATTCAAATTAGTAGACAAAATGGACGGACAGGCAAAGGTTAACCTAATTCTCGATCTCAAGGACCGAATGAAAACTTCGCTATCCCAGGCGAAATCTCGGTTGAACGGTGGAGTAATGGATATGAAAAACAAGTTGGGCGAGCTAAAGTCGTCTTACCATAATCTGGAGAATGCTTCTGGGAGCAGCTTTATGGGAATTAAGAGCAAGCTAAACCAGCTAAAGGCATCGCACGTGGAGGCGTTCCGAACAATGAAAGATGAGATACCTGGAGTTGGACGAGCGCTTGACTTACTAAAAAATCCATTAGCGATTGCCGCTGCAGGAGTAGTTGGATTAGGTGTGTTATTCCAAGCATCTACAGCACAAGCAGCGGAGTTCAGCTACGGTTTTCGCCAACTCTCTATGCTCAACGTTGATAAACCCATGCAGGATCTCAAGGCGCTTAAGGGCATGGTCCAGGACACGGCCTTCCAAAAAGGATTTGATCCCAACAGCACCAGCAAGGCGTTTTTTGATGTTCAATCCGTAACCGGCAAGTATGGTGGTGAGGTGAAGGATATTGTAGCCAAGCAGGGCGAATTTGCACAGCTGATGCAGGCCGATTTTAACTCATGGATTGCGGGAACCGCTAAGGCCATGGCCAACTATGGTTTTGGTGCCGAAAAGTTAGATGAGTTTAACAGGGCTGCCTTTGCTACAGTAAAAACTGGAGTTACTACGTTCGACGAGCTATCGCAGGTTCAGAGCGTTTTTGCAGGCGCAGCAGCATCGGCAAAGCAGGAGTTTTCTGCTGCCAATAAGGTGTTTTCGCTATTTACGGTGAAGGTCAAGAGCGCCGATGAGGCCGCTACCATGACTAAATCGCTCTTTAATGACCTCACCAAGCAAACGACCATTGATGCGTTTAAGAAGATTGGGATCAGCATGTATGATAACTCCGGAAAGTTTAAGCAGGCGGATAAGATCATGCTGGAGTTGAACAGCAAGTTTAAGGAGTTGGGGAAAAGTGATAAGAGCCTAATTGCCCTAAAAAATCAGTTTACGGGATCGGAGGGGCTCATAGGTTTTATCCAGGCAGCAATGGACTCTACCGGGCAGCTGCAAACTACTCTAAGTTCTTTCGACTCTGCTGAATTTGGGCTAAATAAGGCGCTTGCCATAGCCAAGGAGGATATCAACTATATCAACCAGCAGTTAGAAAATAAGACTAAGGTATCTATGGTAAAGTTGGGTGAAGCATGGATGCCCATTAAGCAAAAAATTGCATCCGGGCTAACTTCAGCCCTTGAGAATACAGGCTGGGCCATCACAGGCCCTACTGCGAGAGCGGAAGCACATAAGAGCCAAGGTGCGCAACGAATAGTTGAAGAATTCTCTTCCATAATCGGTAATCCAGGAAAGCATAAAATGGCTGAATTTGATGCCGCTTTTGCTAAGATTGATAATCTAATTCCTTACTATCAGAAAAAGGTAACTGAAAACCGCGATTACAAGGGCGGCATCAATGAATACCTAGACATGGTAACTTCTGGCCCTGCGCGGTCAGATAAACGAGCAGCCTATTATAATGCGTTTGGTTCTGCTGAAGCGTTAATCTCGCTCCGAAAACAGTTGCTAGAGGTTTACGGCAAATTACCTGAAAACCACGATTCGTTACTGGATCAAGAGGGCATTAAGCCCGATGGATCTGAAAACACTGACTTAAATCCGATCGGTAATGATTCGGTAGAAAAAATTACCGGAAGCGCGAACCAAGTAAGGAGCATTACCATCAATATAGACGCATTTGTAAAGGGAGGAATCAATACGGAACAAACTACCCTGCAGCAGATGAACGAAAAGCAAATTGAGGCTTACCTTAAGGATATGTTTATGCGCGTTATTGCAAACGTTGATACGGCATACCAGCGATGACAAGCGATATTGGTGAGTTTATACGAATGATGGAGCGGTTGGATCGGGTGGTGCGCAGCCTTCCCGGTCGAGCCGCCACCGTTGCCGTGAACTTTTCGAAGGATCGGTTCCGGCAGCAGGCTTGGGTGGACTCCAATACCGAGCCCTGGACAAAGCGTAAATCTGCCGGATGGGGGAAGCGAGAGCGCAGAGGTAGGGCTATTCTCGTTGACTCCGGAAGGCTCAGGCGCAGCATCCGCGTGGTTACGGTTGCCGAGAATTATGCGGTAATTGGTTCGCATGAGCCCTATGCCAAGGTGCATAACGATGGATTTCGCGGAACGGTATCCCAAGCGGTGAGGGCACACAGCTACTCGCGCTACGGAAAGCAAAAGCAGGGAACCGGCGTTTACAGCATCAAAACCAAGCGGGAGTCCATGAAAACGGTTCGGGCAAAAACGGGCGACGTGCAGGTAAAGGCCTACACCAGAACCATTCATCAGCGAATACCACGAAGGCGCTTTATCGGGCCATCGGCCATTATGGATAGGCAGCTGCAGCGCATGATGACAGCGGAAATACAGCGGGCAATAACAGGATAACATATTATGGCTGACAAACCAACGCATATAAAACCAGGATTATATACTCTGTATTACGAGCAATTAAAACAGATTGCCAAAGAGTATGGATACAACTTAGTAATTCACGGAAGTATGCATCGTGATTTAGATTTAATTGCAATTCCGTGGGTTGATAATCCAAAGTCTGAAAAGGAAATGATTCAGGATTTTGAAGAATATCTTATAGGGAGAAAAACAATTAATCCTTATTATTCAATTTTGCCGGGAGGTAGAAAGGCTTATGTTATTGATTTGAATAGAGGTGATAAGCATGGAGAATGGGTACGATTTGAAGATAAAGAATATTACATAGACATTTCTGTAACTACTATTGGAACTACAGAGCCATGGAAGTCTCAAAATGATTTATAACTAAAAAAATGGAAGAGGTTTACAAAAAAATAGTGGATACGTTCAACGCGCATCCGGAGGTATTTACCTCTAGAAGTTTGCCAACCATACGGCAAATCGATATTAACATTGGACAGCCCGAAGATCCGGAAAACTTTGAAGTGCTGTGCCCGGCTATGTTTATTGGATGGGATATAAAGGCGGGCACGGGTAGCGAATCGGATACGCTATCGCTCGATTTTCACCTGCTGCAGGAACCGGGCGCCGGGACCGAGAGCTATAGCGAAAGGCTGGACGAAGGGTTGGAGTATATTCGGCTTACAAGTGCCGGTAAACGATGTTTAAACATGCTTTCAACGGATACTTCAAGCCCGCTTAAGTATGCCGGAGAGCGGCAGGCGGTAACGCCATTCTTCCGCTACCACGTGATTACCTACACCTGCAGCATCGATGGAACAACGGAGAGCGTCCACCGGCCAACGCTTACCGATTCAACCATAGAGAGCATCAAGCTTACCGGGGGTAAGCTCAGAAAAGAGTTCCCAAATAAAAATCCAATGCCGGACATTGATACCTTTAAGCATAAATAAAAAAAGCCTCCAGTTGGAGGCTTTTTTGTTCATCTTTTATTCTCATTTTTTTGTTCTGACTTCGGAATAAATAAGACAAAGCACTACAAATATTGCCACACAGGCAAACATGGTAACATATGCAGGGCCTGCTGCTGTGCTTAATATTAACGCAACAAATGATATTACAAGAAATGCTAAAAACGCTAAAAATTCTTTCATGGTTCAGTTATTAAGTTTGTATCAAAATTAACTATTTATTTTAAGACTGCTGGCAACGGCCTTTGATTTTATTGGATGTGTTTTATTGCACCCCGGACAGTAAACAATATTCTTATCTTCAAGGTATCCGCTGAAGGTATGCTTAAGGTGGCAATGCGGACATGTTAGCTCGGTTGCCTTTATCGATATAGGTAACCTCATGCGCTTAACTTTTCAATAAATACGCTAACGGGAATTATCTTCCCGGCCTTAATATCCTCAGCCATCTTGCCAATAAGAGCTTCCTTTCCGTTGCGGTTGGATTCGCTCTTCTTTTTACCAATCCAGTTTTCGTAGAGAATATGGTTTTGAAGAAAACGGGTTGCCAACGCGCGAACCTCACTTAGCGACCCCTCCAGCTCTGCGCTGATTCGTCTCGATTCAGTAAGGTTCGCCATCGTATCGCGCAAACTACAATCCAGTTCATCGGCGTTAAGGCTCGATTCAGCAACCCGCTCCGTTAATTCGCTATTGATACGCCGTAGATTGACAGCGGTTGCTTGTAATTTCTCTTCGTGACTTTTTGATTCACTCAAATCCCGCCTCAATACCTCAATCATTCGATCTGATTCAAGCTGTTTCGATTCGAGATCCTCGATGATTCGTTTTGTTTCGACCTTGGTTGTTTCTGAATCACCGGCATGATCGCTGTAGTTTATCTGCCCAAGGGAGTAGGTTATAAAGCCTGTAAAAAGGGCCATAAATATGGTCAGACCGAAGGCAACCGGGTTTCCTGTCATGTTGTCGGCAAACTTGAGGTTAAACCCACCAAAAACGAGCAGCGTATCGAATACTGGAAATACTATTTTCATCCAGGAGCGCGTGCCCTTGCGCATCACCAGCACGGTAACCATGCTGAAGGCCATTGCGCCCACTACGGCAAAGAGCTTGTCGACAAAGCCAAACTCTGCAACGATGTATAGTAGGCTCTTGGCGTTCACGTAGGAAAGCTCGCAGATCATGAGGAAGAGGGCAAACGATACCCCAACTTTCGTTAATATTCTATCCATAACTAAAAGAGTGTTGCTTGTTTGGGTAATGAAGATTCCATCTTGCTGAGCTCGCGCTTGGCGGAGCAGGCAAGGTAGTTGTAGAACGTCCGCTTACTTATTCGGTACTGCGGAAGAACGAGGTTATTGTATACCCACTCCTGCGATACGCCGCGACGGGTATGCTCCAGGGTTAAACCCTGAATGTCGATTATCCTGGTAAGCATATTTTTCCGGTTATAGCCCACGCGCTGAATCTTTTATTATATTTGCCCTTGGGTAGGGGTCTCGTTGCATCAGCGCGGGGCCTTTTTTTATGCCAGGTTAGCGAGGATGTCATTTATCCATCCGGCTCTTCTCTTGTTTTCTCAAATATTTTATCCATCGCGTTAGATTTTAAGTTTTGGTTACTTTTTGGCCCATAGCGAAGCGAAATCAACCTCCGGCTTACGTGGCGTTGCTTCCAGCTCAGCCTCCCACATGCGCCCATTCAAAAAAGAGGTAGCCAAGGGTTGGTACTCCTTTTTATCGCCTTGGTAGCGGCGGGAGTAGCGGGCAGCGAGGCCAATAATGGCTTCGCGATCGGTTAGGGTTATGGGGCGACGGTTGATAGTCTTTTTATCACCATCCCAGTATAGCCTAGCCAGCTCCTTACTCCCCGCCTTTTTACCGTAGGCATCCCAGAAGGAATCAAATGAGGTATCTGCCTGCAGCTGGGTTATCCTAACCCGGCTGTTCGCGCGGTAAAACCCAAGGGCGGTCTCATGCATTGGGAAGTGCTGGGCAAAGTACTCGGCAGACTTCAGGTCAAATACCTCCGGTAGCTCGGCAGTGGCCAGAAAACCGTTGTCATGGAAAGCTAGGGTAATATCCCCCTCCCACTTGTCTGACGTTAGCGTATAGCGTCCCATTTTATTGTTTTTGAGAGTTTATCTTCCGGATATTTGCCTCCAGCAACCTAACAACTGACTTACGATTCTTATTCTGCTGTTCATCTACAATGGAAAGTTGCAAATCTTTCTCGGTGTAGTGATATCCACTTAACGAGCATCTTACGTCTTCAACAGAACCACTTCTATTTACAAAAATTCTATCGTGATGAATAACGCTCATTACTTCAGGCCAAACTTGATTGCTGAAATCGCACTCCCAATCGTCAACGGTGCAGACTCCCTGATCTCCAAGTTTTATAAGTCCAATAAGAGAAACAAGCATTTGTTTTGACCTTGGATATTGCTTTAAATAAGCATCAATTTGGTCAGCAGATAATTCATTATCCACGTTCACTATTTCCTCAAAAATCTCATTGCAAAACTCCATGGCGTAACGGGTTAAATTAAATACCTTTTAAAAGTCCAAATGATACTATGCACCAGACCAACATCCCTATCATAAATCCTACTGCAGCGAGTCCGGCAAGTTCCCAGCGTAGAACTCTTTTATTATGCAGGCGCTTCTGCACGAATTGAGCGTACTCCTCATCGAGCTTATTCCGGAGTCTGGTTTCTGCCTCGCTAACGCGTTTAATCCGTAGCTCAGCCTCGGTTGGCATTTTCTTGGTGGTGTCAGGTGCGTATGCTTCCATTTCCGGTGAAGGTTGTGGAGCTGGCGCGAACCAGCTCCGGGTTACTACTGGTTGATTTCCTTTACTTCCTCTTCCGATTCCTCCTCCAGCTCCACCGGAAGGGAGGCAAACGTGAGGCAGATGGCGGCATCCTTGCCCATCGCATCCTTCCGGAGAAAGGATACGGAGTAGGAGATATCCCTAACCATAAAGCTCTCCTCAAAGAGCTGCATGGCCTTTATCCAGCGCTCATCGGAGTAGTTGTCCCGAACCTTCATTAGGGAGGCAATGCGCCCTGGTGTAAAATCCCCCTTCTTGTTGCGCTCCATCAGCGCGGATATGGTTCGGTAGGTTTGCTGGTCCTTTTTCTTAATGGCATCCTGAAGAAAATCCTTAATCAGATCCTCTGCCATGTTGGCCCGCTCATCGTACTCCGGAACAGAGTTCCTGTCGAGCGAAACGACCTCCTGCGTTTCGGAGTTACGAAGCCTAAACCCGCCCTTGCTGTGGCTGCGTATGTCACCATACCGGTGGGCTCTTTCCCTAAACGCCTCAATGCGCTGAAGGCTTCTACGCTTAAACTGAAGCAGCAGATTCTCCAGCTCGGTGGCTTCCTCCACCATTTCTACAACCATGGCGTTGCGCTCCTTTTCATACTCCTCCTTGCGGCGCTGCTTTTCGACCTTTTCGTCTTTTTCGCGCTTTAGTAATTCAGCTTTTAGCTGGTCTGTTGTCATTTCAGTTGCTTCCATTTTCTTACTGTTTTTGAGCGTTTAATTCTTCGGTTAACTCTTCCAGCTGCGACTCAATCTCGTTGGTGTCGCGCACTACCTCGTTGTAGGTTTTTCGGGCCTTATTGTCAGGATTATTAAGCCACCTTTTACGGCGATCAATAAGGTTCTGAAGGCTATCAACCTGCGTTTCAAGCATCGTTTTGGTCTGTGACTTTGAAACCGTTACGTTAGCATCTGTAGTCATAGTAGGTTAGGTTGGTTACTGTTGGGTAATCGGTTTAGCTTGATGCGGGGTGATGGTTACCGTGGTGTCCTTTTTCACGGTAAGCATCCCGGTCCCCTTACACAGGGAGCATGTTTCCCAGCGGCTGAAGTCTTCACCGTGGGTCTTCATTCCCGGGGTGTATACCCGGCCTTCGCCCCCACAGGATCCGCACAGCTGCGTAGTGGAGCTGCTGAACTGCTTAACGGTTGGTATCATTCTCAAATAGGTTAAGGGTTTTGGGTTGCTGGTAGGATTTAACAGCCGAAACCATACTCCTTACCTCTTTTTCAAGACGCTTGCACTTCTGCAGCTGCAGAATGTCCTTGCCCTTGAAATACTTTTGCTGCTCGGTAAGCAGCTCATCAACCTTTAGCGCGAGCTCGTGTGCAGTTATCATGGCTATATCTTTTTAATGAAATCAATGAAGAGATAGGCAAGCCTAGCGTAATCGCTGCTGTCGGTTAGGGTAGGTTTTGATTCCATCGATATTTCAGCGGTATCGCCAACCTGCTTTAGAATAACCCTTGCCGTCTTCCCCTCCTGCTCGAAGGTTATCGTTACCGTTATAGGTTCCATAGCCTACTGGTATTGCTTCGTTAAACTTTTAGCAAAAAACACGGCTAAGTCGGAAAAGTCTGTGTTTTCTGCTGCCTTGTTTTCTACTCCAAAATCGATGCTGATGGTAGCCTCATTCCCTACTTGCGTTATAGTAACAAAGGCCTTATTTCCATCCTGTTCAAACGTTACCGTTACCTTCTTTTTCATAATCGTCATGGTTAGTTTAGGCTTATCTTGTTGATTCCGTAGGGCAGCTGCCCGGATGCTTTGTTTTTATCAATTATGCTGTTGATCTTCCGGATTAGGATCCCGAGATCCTGCTCATCGAGCTCATAGAGGAGCCGTCCGGCAATTTTCGGGTCAAGCAGAAAGCTGTTCACTGCGCTCCAGTCATCGTTGATTGCGTGAATACCTAGCTTATCGAGGAGCTTGAGCACCACGCTGCGCAGCTCGCGCTCGCCTTCGGTTGTTGGCTTGCGCTTGTTTTCAAAGCCCACCCTGTTGGCCATCCAGCGCACAAGTTCAGTATATTCCTTGTCGGTCAACTCCTTAAGGCTTGAGGTGCGGCTGTTCGATATGGCATACACAAGGTTTTCCTTCAGATCACCATCTTTTCCGGGCATCTTGCCGAGCAAGGCCCAGAACACGCTGTAGTTTCGGCTCTTTGTTGTCATGGTTGCGTTAGTTAAGTATTGCTAGCTATTTGCATCCCCCAGTAAAGGGTGGCTGAATTTTCGTCGATCATTATCGTTCCTCCAGGACAGCGACCCCATACCGTGCAGGCCAGCCCCTTTACCCGAACGATTACTTTGGCCAACTTCTTGGCAATTTTGGCGACGGCGGTGTAAGGTTCTCCGCGCTCCTCGTGCGCTACGATTACAAATAGCTTGGTGGGGTGCTTGGCCGTCAGCTGCCGGAGCATCCCGCCCTTTAGCTCGTCAGCATAGATGGTGGCGTTGTCCAGGAATACTATTCGGGGAGCCTTCCGCTTGCTCAGCTTCTCGTCCAGCTCCGCAATGGGGGTGTAGTCGAGCACGCTCAGCTTTCTGTTTTTTGCATCGATACCCACCCTGCCGCAAGCATCGCGAAAGGCCTTGCTCACCCCTTCCTCCGCCGATACGTAGAGCACCTTATCGAATGCCGTGAGGTAGTTGGCCAGCTGTAGGGCAAACCATGTTTTTCCGTTCTTTTCCGGCCCGTAAATGATCCAAATGCCGTTATGCTCCGGCTGGCCCATTGCGTCGGCCCATACGCCCGTAAAGGGCATGGTGATATACTTCTTGTCGTAAATGTTTCGAATGGATAGCGACCGCATACCTACTGGTTAAGAATTAGTAAACCTTCTGCACGGCGGAGGTCGCCAATCACGCTACCGCTATCGGAGCGAAGACACTTAACTACCAGCTTATCAATATCTACATCCGCGGTAGCGTTTACCGAGATAACATCACGCAGCAGCTTCTTATAGAAGCGCATCTTTTCACTTTGCTCAATGGGAATAAGCGTGGTAAAGCGCTTTGAAAAGCGGCTGAACATGGCGCGATACCCAACCTTTTTGCTGTTAATGCCGCGCTCCATTTTCTCCTGGAGCGAGTCATCGCCAATTTGGTACCACCCGCAGATATTTTCCGTAGCATCAACCAGCTCGAGCACTTCCATGTAGGTGGTATACTCTACGTAGCCAATATCATCCAGCACGATTAGGGGTTTATCAAGTATCTGAAGGTAGTACTTCAGGTTGTCCTTTACATCGGTGTAGCGGCCATGCTCCTCGACACCGATTGTTTTTGCGATTAACCGGATGAACTGCTGCTTCGTTTTGGCCTGCTTGGAGTCCACATAAAACACATTCTTAAGGGTCCGGGATAGGTATTTGGCCGCGAAAGTTTTGCCTATTCCGCAATCGTCCACGCAGATCTTACCCTTACTAAACTCCTTGCAAAAGAGGATATCCTCCTCAATTACGGTAAACACATCGGTGCGGGCCATTACCCAGCTGCGCTGGTGGATGGTGACGCCAAGGTTACGGCCAACCGTAAGCCACTGCGTATCGCTGAGCAGGCGCTCACGCTCTCCGTTTTTCAGCCGGCTGTAAACGGCTGCGCTTACTCCGTTTTTCCTTGCAAATGCGGCATCGGAACCGTCGTAGTTCTTTCTGCCTGTCAGCAAGGCCTCTATCACCTTTTCCTTAAATTCACTCGTTAGATTTAGCATTGTAGTAGGTATTTGTAGCTATTAGTATCTGTCATTTAAAGTGCGCTTAAACGCCGGTTCACTATCAAAGTCTGCCATCTCAAACTCATCGGGAGAGGGTAGCACCTCTACCGGTCTGATGTCCGGTTGGCTGCGGTTTATACCGGGTATTTGGAACTTGTTGTTGAGCGTTTTCGTGCGGTTGTCAATTACTGTAACCGGATCGAGCGCTCTTCACTGCCGCTGCATATACCCGTCGATGGTAGCCTTATACTTGGCCATCGCCTCTCTAGCGTTTAAGCTTTCCGGTGTTTGCTCAACGGTGGCCCTTACGCCTATTGGCTTAGCAATCAACTCGCATATCAGCTGGGTTCCCCCGTGCAGGTATACCAGCGCCTTGAGCACCTTTCCGTCGTTCCCGTCGAGCCAGTAAGCGTCGAGGTCCATACCCTCCACCTGGCGCATGGCG